AAAATTAATAAAAATAAAGGGACTGGGAAATTAATCCCAGTCTCTTTAAAATAATTGTGCTTAGTTCATTAACATGAAATTGTTAGCACCTTGAGTAACTAAACATCTTTCAGATAAGAAGTTAACTGTCATTGCATCTAAAGTAGATGTAACAGCTCCAACTGATCCTGTGATCCAAGTTTTCATTTTTCTACTTTCTAACTGAGAAGCTCTGTAACGAACGTGTAAGAAAGGACGAGTAAGGTTTTTACCCATAGACTCATCATATACAGAAGAAGTACCAGCTGGGATTATAACCCCTCTAATGTCTTCACCAGCAGTAGCGGCAGCATTAATACCACCTCTTGTTGCTAAGTCGTTTAAATATTTCCAGTCAGACTTATAAAAGTCATAAGAACCTCTTCTGAAACCAGAGAAACCTAAATTAAGAGCCATGTCTTCTGAGTTGTCGAATACACCATAAGATGTACCACCAGCTCCGTAAGAATTCATTGAAGCTAACATATCGTCAATAGCTAAACTAGTAGCTCTATTTACGAACATCATGTTTTCTTCAATAGCACCTTGCTTATCAAACTCTGCTAATATAGCGTCAAACTCAGCTAAATCAGTAGCAGCGTTAATACCAGTAACACCAGAAGTTAAGTGACCTCTATCCTTGATAGCAGCAAATAAACCTTGCGTACCAACTAATCCATTAGCACCACCTAAAATAGTAGAGTCATCATGAGCTTTTTCAGATTCAATCATACTCATTTCTAAGTAATCAGTAAATCTTGATCTAGTTTCACCTTCAGCTTTTAAGTACCATAAGTAACCCGCTTGACCATCTTCACCAGAAACTTCAACCCAACCAACTTGAGAAGCATCAGAACCTGAAACTTCATATTGATCTTTAAGAATAATTGGTTTGTTAGTAAAAGTAGTGAAAGCTGGTTTAACAGATCTAGCACCACCATATTCAGTTCCTTTTGAATTTTCAGAACCAAACACCATTATAGTACAAGCATTGTCACCATTCGCAAATCCCATGTTAGTTAAATGAGCACCACCATAAGGTAAAGCTGTAATAGTTTGAGAACCAGCATCAGCAACAGTTACTAAAGCAGTAACAGTTTGACCACCACCTGAAATTAATACTTGATCACCAACTCTAATACCGTGAGTTGTAGTTTGTGATACACCGTCAATATCAGTTAAAATATTAATAGTACTAGCTGTAACATCTAACATATCACAAATATAAGATAAGTGTAATCTACCTTGTTCTGACCAAATAACTTGATCAGCTGACATAGCTTCTTCCGCCCCTACTTGACCTAAAAATCCTGAGATTGTTCTTTTTCCGTAAACCTCAGCTTCTCTTTCCATCAAATCCGGAAGGTATTGCTGTGCCCATCCATTAGTTTGGATGTCTAAATAATTATCCGACGTTATTTGCTGCACTGGAGCAGCTTGAAACGACGTTCTTGCAGTAATTGCCATTTTTTATTGTTTTAAATTGTTATTTATTTTTGTTTTTAATTTTAAACTTAAAATCAGAAGAATTATCACCTAACACTTTAAACTTCATGCCACCTGCTTCAATTTTTCCATGACTTTGCCTTGGATTCATATCAACATTTTTGGCTTTAGCAATACTATTTTTCATAGCATCTGCCTTTCCTTGTTCGTAAAAGTGTTTTGCAACAGCATCCGCATTCATTGCTGTATATAGAGATTTATGATAACCCTTAGCGTCTGTTAAAGCAGAATTCTTATCCAAAAACTTTTTGGTGAAATTGCTTATATCGCTTTGAGTATTTTTAACCTCTTCAGCATTGTTTACATTAAACCTGTATTTTTTATCACCGACGTTATATTCAAAACCTTTGAACTTGTCGTTAAAAACATTATTTGTTTTCTGTGTAAAAATATCAGAATTCTTTTTAACTGCCTTTTGATTTGCCTCTGACTCCTTGTTGTATCTATTAAAGAAGTTTATTGCTTTCTGCTGCTCAGTTGTGAGTTTACTTCCAGCTTTAACATCTTCATAGTATTTGGACTTTTGCCCGTCCAGATGGGCTCTAGCGCTGGCAACTTGCTCTTTTAGCGCTAATTTCTTTCTTCGTATATCTCTTTCTTCATCTACCTCTTCGTCGTAAGAGAACGAATCTTCCATAAGGAAGTTTATTTCTTCATTGTTTAAATGAGGTTTTGTTTGCTTATAGTATTCATATAATAGATTTTGATCATCTAATTTTGAATAATCTTGATTAAGCTTAACATAATCACTTAAGTCACCACCGGTTTCTTCCATAAAGTCCATTAACTTTTGGATATTTTCTGGTAGTGGTTTTCCAGTAGCTTCGGCTTCCGCTACAGCTTCTTCAACTTCTTCAACTGTTGTTTCTACGGGTTCTTCTTCTTCAGTAATTTCTTCTAATACTGGAGTTTCTTGTGCTTCTGCTTCCGGTTGTACTTCTTCTTGTTTTTCTGTGGGCTCGGCATTTTCAGACTCTGCAACCACTCCGCTGTCGTTAGCGTTATCTTCTTTAGTTTCATTTTCTTCTGGTGTTATTGGTTTACTTAAATCTACTTTAATAACACTGTCGTCACCAGCGGATTCAAATTTACTTTCATCAACTTTTACCACGTTTTCATCACCTGGATCTTGTTGGTTTTGTGTAGTTTCTTCAACTACGTTTTCGTTTTTTTCTTCCATAATATAATATAATAATAATTAATAAATTTATCTAGGATCAAACGCTCCTAAATCAAAGTTGCCACCTAGTATATCATTACCTGATGACTCAAAGTTTTTAGGTGGTTTTCCACTATTTCTTTGATCAATCATCTCTGATTGTTGTGTTGCTTGTATTTTTGTTCTTTCGTCTTTACGATCTTCCTTTTGTTTCTCTCTTTCTTTTAAACTATTAACTTCAATACCCTTGAGCTGCATGTTGTATTGAAACTCTAAAGCCATTAATTCTTTTTTAAGCTGCACTTCTTGTTGCATTTTTTGAGCATCAATTTGAGCTTTCATTTGTTCAAACTGTGCTTTTCCCTGTGCTAAAGCTTGTTCTTTTTGAACTTCTGTTTGCGCTGCAGCTTGGGCAGATTGAGCGTTAGATTGCGTTTGGGCTTGTATGTTTTCCATTTGCAACTTCCTATCTCTTTCCTGCTTCTTTTGTCTACGTATTTTTAATAGTTGATTAGCTAATTTGATATTACGTATCTCTCTAAGATCAATAGCGTCCTCTAGCTCTATGCTCTGTTGTTGCAAAGCCATCTGTATATTGTTCTCAAGCATAGCTCTCTCTTCTTCATCTGGTTGTAACTCTATAAATATACCAAAATCATAAAGATGTAACTCTGACATTTCTTCTAGCGTAGCTACATTGTGAGCCCCAATAGCTTGAATAAAAGCATCTCTAGTTGGAGAATATTCTATAACATCAGATATTCTAAGAGACAAACACTCTGCTGTTTCCGCTGTTAAATATAAACCAGCTTGCAATATGTGTCTAGTTGCTGTATTACTATTAGCAGCTGCTAATTTTTGAACACCCACTAAAGCATTTTTATCTGGTGTACTACCATCTCTAGCTTCGTTTAAACCGGTTACATCTCTTATCATTTGTAGATAATAATTGTAATTACCTATAAGTGCTTGCATTTTATTACCGCCGGATCCAGAGGTTATTTCTTGAATAGGCACTTTACCAGGGTTCATGTCGCCTTCAGAAGTAAATGATCTACCTATAACAGAACCAGTTTGGAAGAACATGTTTAAAGCTTCTTGTGGGTTGTAGTTTGTTCCATTACCTAAATCAACCTCAGCTAAACCATCAGCGTCTAAATAAACACCATCTGGAACCATTCTCGATAACACTTGTTGTAACTTCAAATGTGTCAATTGTATCATGTCAGCAAAACCAGTTATTCTTTTTACTAATGAATCTATTTTGCCATCGTACATTCTAGGTGCTACGATCGCGTAGTTCATTTTAACTTTAGTAAAATCACTTTTAGGACGCATCATGTTTTTAGACATCTCCCACTTAAGCAGTTTGTCAGTACCTAAAATCATAGCGCCTTCATAAAGACACTCTATAGATCTTAACATTCTACTAAAACCGCCCTCCATATTTTCAGGTGGATTAAATGAGTCATCTTTAGGTATAATTTTATCAGCCCCAGTACCCGTTTCTTTCACCTTATAAACCTCATTCATGTATGACTTCCAATTAAAATACAAAACTTGAATCGTGTTGTTATCTTCTTTGTCAGCAGAAAATCTAGTAGAATTATTGTTTCTATTAAATGATTTATTTTTCATTATACCTTCAAGGTCACTCTCTGTTAAATGAGGGAACTGCTTTGCTAACTCATTTACTGGTATTGATTTAACTTCACCAACATAATATATATCATCAAAATAAGGTGAATCTGTATGAGAATATACTAGATTAGCCGGATCAACATAGTCAATAACAACTCCCTCAGAAGTGTTAAACCCTGTTTTCACAGCGCCTATACCACAAACAGTAATATCGTGATAAAATCTCTTTTTAGTTAACTCATATTTATTACCTTCAAACAAAACATTTAAAGCTTGTTCTTCAGCTAACTCGACAGCCTGCTTGTAGTTCAACTGCATATGTAGCCCAAGCTCCTCGTTGGATTCTGGTAAATCCTCGTTAGCTATACTACTTTCCTTCATATCGACGTTAAATCTAGCCTCTACCTCTTCATTAAACTGTCTCATTTCCATGTCGCTTAATATAGCGTCCATGTATTTAGTTCTTTTCTCAACACCGTTTGGAGATTGAGAAAAAGCTTTTATATCATACGTTCTTTCAGATATACCATTAACAACTATATCTACAAATTTAGGTATAATTGGAACAGGCTTCCAATCTAAATTTAAATAGGACAAATCACCGTTTATAGATAACTCATCCTTATATTTTTGTATAGATTGCTCGCCTCTAGCGTACAATCTTAAATTATGAAAATTATTATGATTAGATCTATAACGGTTTAAGCTTCTATCGTTGTTAAACCACTCTGTCTCTATCGCCTTACCAACTTTTAAACCATATTCGTAACTTAGCTTCTCAGCATCGCTTACAGTTTGACTCGGGAAATAACTTTTAATGCCAGACTCTGCCATATTTATTATTTGATTATTTGTGAATTACTTCCAGTATTACTATACTTGGAAATGTTTATGTTTAGTGGTTGCTTTTCAACCTTAGCGTTTGGCGCGTATAAATGTCTATTGTTCGCCATAATGGCTAAACCAGAACTTATAGACGCATCATACTTTGTTCTTTTATTTATATCGAATTTACTCCAATCATTCAACAGCGCGTTGAAATATAGATCTCCAAATGTTCCATCTTGTTTCATACCAACATGATCTTGTATATACATCTCGATCGCTGCAGCATGGGCTTGTTTTATATCCTCACTAGAGTTTGGTATACCTCCAACTTCTTTTTCTGCAACTGATAGTTTATTCCATATCTTATCGGGTCTATTCATACTAAAACCTCTATATCCTCTTCTTCTTAAATAGTATAGTAATCTAGGTTTGTTATTCTCCGCTAGTATTGGCATTCCATAAAACACCATTGCCATTAACACATCTTCAAAGAATATCTCTGCCGTAGGTGGTCTTGATAAGTATTCTAAAAAGAAACTATTCGCAGGAGCGTCCTCCCGATATATCATAAGAGTCACAACCAAATGCTCCCATGTGTTCATTACCAGGGTATTTAATACCATTTTTAAGTACCACTCTATTTTGTATTCCAGAAGGTGGAACCCAACTAACTTTAAATCTACCTTTTGGATCTGGATAAAATATCACTTGAGTGTCTTTAACTCCATTAACCCATTGGAAATTACCCGTTGTAATTCCAAGAGTTCTAGACATCTCTTCGTTATAATCTATCTGCTCGTATATTTTTACTAAATTAAATATACTATTTTTTGTTTCATCTCTAAACGCGTGCTCTGTTGTTCTTGGGAACTGGCGGTAGAATTCATTCAAAGCATCTTGATCATCTTTTAAACCATCAACCTCGTTCTGCCAATTATCTATTACACCTATGTCTATTAATTCACCGTCTGGGGCAAACACATCTGTGTTAGGAGTAGTGAATACTGGAATTCCGTGCTCGTCAATAAATCCTTCGTAGTTCCATTCCATTGGGATAAACAAAGAGTATAAACCAGATTTTGTCTGGCCATTTCTATTTCGCTTAGTGACATCTGATGCATTGTATAATTTTTTAAAATTATCTCCACCTTTATCTAGGGCGTTGGAAGTTGAACCCATCATACATTTACCTATAATCCTACTACCTAATCTTAAACATGTTTTTGTAACACGCCAGTTGTTTAATATATTATCAGGTCTTTCCCACTTACCGCTTTCATCATGTACTAACAAAGCTAATTTTTCACCATCATAACTATTATCCCCCGTATTCTTCCAATCAATAGTCGTGTCTAATCCCTCAATTTCTTCTAAACCGTCTGTAGCGGTCATTTTCTTTCTTGTAAACTTACTAGCGGGTACTCTATAGGCAAGCTCAGATTTAGGACGGTCCATACCATCTTGGACGGGTTTAAAAAAGAATGGATAGTTTATACTTATCGGAACTACTTTATCCGTGAACATCTTTTTCGCATCTGCACCCGTTTTAGATAGTATACCATATCTACTATCACTTGAAATAGTGGCTAAATTAACTGTTTCTGCAGATGACATAAACGAAAACCCTGATCTTCTGTTCTTTAGGTAACACATACCATAACATCTTTTATCCGCTTTGCATGCCTCCCAAAATATAAAGAACAATCTGTTTGCCTCTCTAAAATCTGGAGCTCCAACATCTATCTTGCTCCATTGCAGGTACATATAGTGCGTGCCTACTATATAAGTTGGTTTACCATTATTCATAAACCAAAATCCCTCCTCTCTTCTTTTAAACTCTTCGTCTATATAATCGTACCACTGATCTTTTTTTTCTTCAGGATAGTTTCTCCAATCAAATATATTTTTAATTCTACTTAATTCTTTTGGATAATCAAATTTAACCCATTTGCTTTTTTCGTTGCTATACACACTTTTCGGTGCTTTAGGCAGGGCTATAGTTAAGTTTTGTATTTCTATAATTTCACCTATTTGACCAGAGCGAGATAGTACAATTATGTCATGCTCTTTGTTATATCCGTATTTCCACTTTTTACCCTTATTGAGTCTACTAATAGTAGTTTTCTTAATAGGTTCAATTGTTTTAACTAAATCTTGCTCGTACATCACTTAGATCTACCTTCTGCAAATCCTCTAAAGACTGTTTCTTTTTTATCTTCAGTTGTTTTCCCCTCAAGTAAATTCTCTTCTTCTTGGATTCTGTTAAGTATTTCAAACGCATCAAATATAGCTAGCTTTTTAGTAGCCGCGGCATTCTTCAATCTATCTGCTGATATATCATCGTCTGAATCCACAATAGGCTCCTTTGCAACTTTAATCAACTCTTCCACTGCTCTCTGCCCAGCTTGGATTATATTCTTCTTCGTTTCCTTGATATTCATATTTAATTGTAATAAAATTTGATAAAACTCGATATAGTCTCTCGCCATCGACGATGAACTCGTATTGACTACTTGGTCTAAAACCAACTAAATCTCCAACCTCTACTGTACCATCAGAATATTTAACAATACCTTGTAGTGGTTTTTCAGACTCAACGTTGAATTGATCTATTGCTTTTAAAGGTTTCACAAAACAATAACCTTTTGGAGCTATCCACTCATCATCTCTTTTATATAAAAAAATTTGATCGTGGTTTATAAAATAAGTAGATTCATTAAAATAACTTCTACTATTTTTTTCGATACCTTTTACGTTATGCCACCTTCTAAAGACATTGTGGTGTACTATAACAATATCTCCAGCTTGTATTTCCGTATGTCCCGCTATAGGAGTAGAAACAACCAAAGCTTCTCTATTTACATACTGATGATTGAAGATCTCAGTGTTAAGTATTAACTCTGAATCTCCAATCTTTTTAGTATTGTTGTATCTATCTCCTTTTGGCGTTACAACAAAGTTGTGAACGCTTTTCATTAGTACTCTAGGTTATACTCTATAGACACCGCCATATTCTTGTTAAAGTCTTTCCAAGGTAAAACATCTTTGTTTTTTTTAATATAAATAGAATATTTATCATCTTCTTCTAATATATCACAAATAGTATGCCCACCATAAACCTCTTGACCAACAGCGTAATGCATGGCGTCGTTTTTATAATCTTTACCTACACTAATCTTCCTTATTAACTTCGCCATTTTCTTTTGGATATTTTATTATACCATCATGAATGTTAATATCGGAAGTACCATATTCCTTTTCAAAACCATCTCTTAAAGCACCTACTCTCTCTTGAAGTATAGTTATTTGGTGTAACACAGCGTGTTTTCTAGTTTCCATCTGCCCTAACTCCATTTGTGCTCTATTTATCCCGTTTATAAGATCTTGAACGTCTTTTAATTCTTTCTCGGTTACCTTTTCAGGTTTAATACCCTTAAGTTCTTTAATTTTTTTACTTGTACCTTTCACTTTGCTTGTTGCCATTTTATTTAATTTGAGTTAATTATTGTTTTATTCGTTTTCAGTTTTCCACTCCTCTTTAAATAATTCTATTTTTATTTCAGAATCATTTAAAATTGTTTTACCCTCTAAAAAAGACGGTGTGCTATCTTTAAACTTTACAAATGTTTTTGTATTGTCATTGTTATATCTTAATGTATCTACAGAATCTTCTAGTACTTTAGAAAAATCTATACTTGACACCTCTGATGTTGTTAATATTACGTATTTCATATTATGCTCCTGTATTTGTTGACCATGCTGGTCCATTAACTAATGTAGCTGTATTAGAATTTGTTGATGAATCCGCAATTGATGTCCCTGTTCCCTCTTCTATTTTCCACCAAGCTTGTAGATCTCCTTGATTATCATAATCTCCATCAGCAGAGGTAAAAGTCGTACCACCAACTCCATTACTATAAATCTTTGCTATTCCATCAGCATCTACAACAGCGTCCCATATAGCCACGTCATCTACTAGTCCATCTAAAAAATCAGCAGCACCAGAAGGAACACTTCCGAGGTCAGCGCCAATCATTACTTCTGCTGCAGAATTAGAATTGTAACTTATATTATTAGAACTCGAGACACCAGTATCAGCGGTTCTTTTTAATACCCCATTAATATACAATTTCATTACTCCAGCCCCATAAGTCATCGTTAAATGATTCCATCCTGTTAAGTTTCTTATATTATGTAGTGTATTGGATCCAGAAGTATATCCACCCCAAGCACAACCCTTGATTCCAACTGGTGGCCCATCGGTTGTAGCGTCACTTGAACTAGCTAAAGCCGCGTTAGATGACGAAGACTCATAATCATTATCAGTTCTATTGTAAAAAGCATCACTAAAGTATTTATTAGATAAACCGCTTCCATTATTTGTTATCCTTGCGTTTGCAAGTACACTTGTTTTAGGATTTGCTGCTGTTCCGCTATAGTTAAGACTCAACGAGTAACCACCACTAGCAATAACCCCTACAATAAATTGATTACTAACAACAGAGCCATTTGGATTTGGCCAGCCATAACCACCATCTGCAATATCCATGTTAACCCAGGTGGACACTGTTAAAGCGCTAGTTGGTTTTGTTGAAGCGTTGCCACCAGTTTTTATATAATCATTACTACCGTCAAGCAAAATAGAGTATTGGCTTTGTTTTTCAGTAGATAGTACCGAACCCCCCGACATAATATTTCCTAGTCCCAACATTACTCGCCGAAATAAATCAATATACCATGATCGCTATTTGCGTTCAAAGACACATCTGACCATCTACCGTAAATAGTAAGTCCCTTAGGAAAAGTAACCGAGGTATCGATAATTTCACTATTACCACTTGTATTAGCAGTTGCAGTATACCCAAAGTATGTATCTGCCCCATTAACTTGTACTGGTGTTAAGGCTGATAAAGCTAAATTATCTAAAAATGTTATAGCTACAATCACTTTACCAGATGGGGGTGTTATAGTGTTTGCAGCTGTCTGCGTATGTGCGCTACCTAATTGACCAAAGCCATAAGCGACTTCTGTTGAATTTATTCCCATAATTTATTTTTTTACTTTTTCTAGTGATCTACCGCCAAAATAAGCACCGATCACGGTTATTAATACTAATTGTAGTAAATCCACCCATGATGATTTTACTTCAAAATTTAACGCACCAGCATCAATAAATATTAACAGCATGGTACATACTATTAAAAATATCAATACCAATGGCCTAACATTTTTACTAAGCCATGAATCTGACTTTAAATCTGCCTCCCACCGACTTGTGATGTTTTTCTCCATCTCGACTTGGTAGTTAGCCATTAATTCTTTTATCTTTCTTTCCGCCTCAAGCTTTTCTTCTTTAGACGTGTGTAAGTTATCTATTACTCCTCCTACACCTTTTACTAGCTCTGCCGCTCCTCCTGAGAATAAATTTCCTAACATAATTTATTTTTTTGCGAATTTTTCTACGCCACTTATACCGAAGCACCCAAGTACCACAAATACAAATGAATCGTATACAAATTCATTAATCATTAGATCTCTTCCTATCCAACCAGTTATAAGATCCACTATCATAATCACACACATTATTGCAAATGCAATGAATCCTATGATAGATTTTTCATTCCACTCGTTGTTATCTTTAAAGATTTCCATTAATATTTGCAGCCGCAGCTCTTTTTAGCTCGCCCACATTTAGGACACCTTTTAGGTCCTCCACCTGATTTTGTACCTTTTCTTTTTCCTTTTGCGTATGGCATATTATCTATCTTTATCTTTAATCATATCATCTATAGCTTTATTATAAACTTTATCTGTATATGATTTATTCTTATAAAATACACTTCGTTCTGAAGTGGGTAAGTCTTCCTCACCTAATAGGATACGATATATCCTACTTATCATTTGAGAGCATTTCCACGAGGTTTTAAATACAGAGTACATTATAGTCGTGCGGTTTCTATGTCTCCACACATCTATCCAACCTTCGTCTCTTAATCTCTCCCATCTTGCTTTATCCCACGAATACGTATAAACTCCGTTGATAAAATCGTTTCGTGTAAATCTTCCTTTACAATCTAAATAAATTAATAATTCTAAATCTGCATCTTTTAACCCGTAAGTTTTACAGACCCACTTTCTAGTGAGCCTGTAATACTTAAGGATGTTCATTTCACGCAAATCTTGCGCGGTTAGTCTCAACTATTATGAATCAATAGTTATTGCTACGCCAGTAATACCCTCCAAACCTTCTGCTTTAACAGAGTTAGTAAGGTCCACAGCTACTAATCTTTTACCACCAGCGTGAGGACCAGCGTTTAAAAGTTTAGCCATAGCTTTAGCCACAGTTTGAACATGATGACCAGTTGTTGTAGTTTCATCAGCGTGGGTCAAGGTAATTAGATCAGGTGCATCACCTGCTCCAGTTTGACCAGCAAAATAAAGACCAGTTGTTGTTGTAGTTAGGCATGTAGCGCCGATAAAGTTTGAAGCCGGCCAGCAGCCAGCGTCTCCAGTTGCGTCTGCGCCATCGCCATCTGAGAAATAAATGTAATTTTCCATTTTAGTTTTCTTTTTTTAAATTAATAATTAAGCGATAGCCGCACATGCGGTTACTAAGCCTTTAAATGCTTTGTGAAATACAGTTGATTTATTAGCTGCGCCAGTAATAGAACCAGTATCAGCCTCACCATCAGCTACTATTAACAACGCGCCAGCGCCATTGTAAGAATTCATTATCTCTATCATAGCATCGATAACTTCTTCGTTTTTATCAGGAGTGTGTGTTAAACTAACAACCGTAGCCGTAGCTGTACCAAGCACATCTTCAAACATAAAGTTTGTGTTAGTTGATGAGGTTGGATTACAACCTAAATATGCTGAAGCAGGAAGCATTGCAGCTTCTGCCCCGTCGGTTCCAGCGCTTAATACAACTCCTGTTTTAGCAAAATAAAGATAGTTCTCCGTTTTGTTGTTGACTTGTCTTGCCATTTTTCTTTAATTTTTGATTAATAATTATTTTTGTTTTCCGTTTATGGTTTTAGGTTTCTGGTTTTGGTTAATCTACTAGAACAACGTCACCGTCACGAATAACCCTATAAAGAGTATCTTTCCATGATATGTCGTGCCCAGCATGTTTATCGTAATATATCGTATCATTATCTTTTAATCCTTCAACTAAATTACCACACGATACTATTTTTGCTTTTATATAACGGTTATCTACATCAGTATCATCCGTCATTATAAGACCAGCAACCTTTTTAGGTTCTGTCTTTATTTTATCTACTATAATGTATCTATTGATTGCTTTCATTTGTTCTCATGTTTGAAATTACACAATCTGCAGATATTATTGTTGATACTACACTTACCGCATTTTTAAGCGCAGATTTGGTTACAAGCACAGGGTCTATGATACCAGACTTAATCATATCAACATCTTCTCCTGTTACTACGTCTACACCCAAACCTTTAGTAGGTCTTGGTTCTACTTGTTCTAAACCAGCGTTAGCTAGTATAGTGTGAAAAGGAGCTGTAATAGCTTTTAGTAGTATCTCTTCACCGACGGAGTCGGTCGAAATTTTTTGAGATGCATTCATAAGAGCAACTCCACCGCCAGGGACAATCCCTTCTTTTAAAGCAGCTTTAGTAGCGTAAATAGCATCTTCTATTCTATCTTTCTTTTCTTTAAGTTCAACTTTAGAATCAGCACCTACTTTTACCATTCCAACAGAACCAGATAGCATAGCTAACCTCTCTCTATGTTTCTTTTGTATAAACGGGTTTTTCTCCCATTTATCTATAGTTTTCTTAATACTCTCTATTCTCTCTTCCATCTCGTCCTCTGGAGTTTCTATAGTCAATACTGTATTTTTATCATCAGTTATCGCAGAGTATGCTTCACCTAAGCAATCTATATCTATAAGATCTAGATCATCACCTAATTGCTCATTAATTACCTTAGCACCAACAAGAAACGCTAAGTCAGCTACGGTATCATCTTTAGTAGGACCAAAACCTGGTAAGTCAACTATATTAACTTTTATATTACCCTTTACCTTGTTCATACATAGAGCAGCTTTAACTTGTTGGTCTACTGGAGCGACTATAAGTAATGGTCGCTTAGTCTTTATTACATGCTCTAATACCGTTTGTATTTTACGTATGTTAGGAATTTCTGAAGATACTATTAATACTAACGGATTATCAAGTTCACAAACCTGTTTATCTTTATCGGTAACAAAATGTGGAGATGTGAGTCCTGAATCTATCTGAACGCCGTCTACGATTTCAACGTACGTTTCTTCAGTTGGGGACTCTTCCATTAATACCACACCATCTTTACCTACTTTAGTATAAGCTTCTGCTATAATCTTTCCTAGTTCTGTATCATTATTACAACTAATTGAACTAACAGATTCCAGCATATCGCCCTCGATCTTGACAGAAATCTTATCTAGGTAATCATTTACCTTTTTAAGACCGGATTTAACCCCGTCTTTTATTTCTCTAATAGTTCCATCACTATTATTTACTTCTTTTAATAGAGATTCAGCAAGGACAGTAGCTGTAGTAGTACCGTCACCTGCTTCTCTCACTGTATTTCTAGCAGCTTCTTTAATTAGGGTTGCCCCCATGTTTTCAACCGGGTCAAATAAGACTACTGATTCTGCGACCGTTACTCCGTCTTTTGTTATGACCGGGAGACC